GGAAAACGCTCGCGCGTTTTCTATCCTCACAAACCGTTGGCACAAACGATTAATGGGCGTCGGTGGTCTGCCACCGGCACCAGTGTCTTCTTCAAAGCTTGCCGAGTTCAATGCTACTGAACTCCCAGCTATAGGCATTGTGTCGGTCTGCCCCTCGGTGTTCAGAGCTATTGGCCGCTTGTACTTGGACCACGTCAAGGACAAATATGGCACTGCATTCCCAAAACCGCCGTTCGCTGGCGTGCCTTCCACCCCTGGCGATTTACCCCCGCTGCATATACCGGACGTTATACCGAAGAAACCCGGCGCACCTCTTGAGGATTTCCCAACCATCAATCCTCTTCCCGAGGACTTGCCCGCTGGTGCTGAGGACCCAATCTTCCTACCGCCGAACATCCCTGAGCATCCTTGGCCAGTTGAGGATTTCCCGACCATTCCTGACTTCTGGTCTAAGTTGTCGGACTTTTGGGACAATTTGTCTGGCGCCGCACTCGACACTTTTGATGCAACCATTGAGTACTTTCAGAAAGCTTTCGACTTCACGCTGCAGGAATTAAAAGTGCTTTTACCAAATTGGGCTGACGCGATCAAGTACTTTTTGTACACAACCGCGGACAAGCTGGTTTCAGCCTTTGATGCTTTTGGTTTGCTCGGCCTCCTGAAAGATGCGGTTGACATTGTGGATTTCGCCTCCTCCTTGATAGTCGAAGCACTTCGTGGTGTTGCATCTGTCTTTGAAGTTTGCTTTTTCTTCGTCAGAATTTTAGCTTTTTTGCTTCAAGATTACACCGAGTGGCACGGCCCTGATCACGTCTACCGGAGGTCCTTGATCCGAGGTGATCTCGAATTTCACACTGCTCGCATGTCGTATTCTGGGACAGCCATGACCGTGGGGTTCGCAACATCTGTCGATCTCAGGTATGAGGAATTAGCTCACCAAGCGGCCGCATATGGAACGGGCAACAACATCCAAGCCACTATCACCGGTTCTGTCACCAATAAATACGCACAGATCCTCGCAAACATTGATCAGTTGCCGCAGTTGCACATGCCTCAGGATTCCTCCACGGAAATGCTAGCCCTCTTTTCAGGCAGTTTCCCCGAGTACTCCGTAGTCAAGTCAACCACCACGGCTCCTCATGCGCACTTGGCCGCGATCCGCTTTGCTTTCAGGAATCGAGCTAATGAGTACTTGGCTGTTCGAGGTCGACCCGTGCTCAGTGTTGGTGCTTCAATCACGGAAATGGCCTCAATCAATCGTCACGCCCACAACTGTGCGCCAATTCTATCAGGTAGAGATCAGCACCGCTACATGCTCCGAGTTCCGAACGGACCTGCAGTTTACAGTCAAGTTTGCCATAATCACAAATTCGAGGATTGCAGCCACACTGACGCCGCCGGATCAACTTTCGGTCACGATGTTTGGTCGTTCTTCTCCGCGCACGACATAACTCCTGAGAAATTCATCCGCGCAATGGTAGCCAATGCCAGTGACACAGCTGTTGTCGCATTGCACTTGCCTTTCCCTCTTCTGGATCGCAATGTACGTCAATACACGGATCTCGAGGCGGGCTTGCACTACGAGCGAGTTGACGACAAACTATTGGTCTATCATCTGGGATCTAAGTCTGCTGGGTACGCACATGACTTTGAGACAGTCTACTCCTGGATGACCAACCTGCCAACATTCGACAATGCTCATGTCCAACTTGAAGTCATTGGCCAGGTCGGAACTGCTGTGTTGTGTGTACTGACCGTCGCAGAAGGCAAACAAGAGATTGTGCCCTCGATTTGGAGCTGTCAAAGGGAAGATTTCTATATTCTCCCCGAATTGCTTCATACGGATCTTCGAAAGGATGACACAGTGCACTTTTCTGTCCCCGCCAGGAGATTCGAGCAATTGGTTGCGTACGTGGCCACTCTGGATAGCAATGAGACGACCGATTCAACCAAAATTGCAGCCAAAATTCGCGGCATGATGGCTGAAATAAAGGTCGGTAAACATCAAATTGAACCTAGGTGGGGTGTCACTCTGCCTCAATTCTACTCTTTGATACAGCATGCTGTTCTGGCTCACTCATTGCATGAACGCTCTACCAACAGGCAGGTCTCAAAGTTGAAAGGGTACTATGGTCGTGTTGCTCGGCGAAATGGCGGTTTCATAACTCGCTACTGTCAACACAAATGGGACCTGGTCACTTGGTGCATACTTGGTGAAACTGACGTGGCTCACAATTCTTCACTCATCAGGAAGCTCTTTTCGAACGGGTTGGATCACACGCATACTTACAATCCTTACCAGCGAGCAGGTCAATACCGACTCGCCAATTTGGATTGCAAGTACTCCGACAACGTGGTAAGTGGTTCTCTTGTGCTTCGAAAGGTGTCCAAGACATTTTCGTCCATGAACAATTGGCGGAAAAGGGCTCTCAATTATCTTCCTGACACGCCTCCCGCTTCACCACACTTGGAGGCGGAACCCTTGCCAGTTAGAGTCAAGCACATCGTTCCTGAAGAAACCCCACCCGGCACGCCCAAGACTGGCACGATGACCCTCGAGCTTAACCAGCTGCGTGCAGAACTTGAGAATGTTCTCGATGGACCAAAGTCAACCGGCAGTTTTTCGCCCACCTTCTCAGATGACATCCCCAATGCACTTAACGATCATATACCCACAGAGGTCGTTTTTGCTCCGCCCGATACCCCTGAGGAATCAAGGCCGTCTAGCCCGTCCCCGGTGCCATCCGTTCGCCCGGCAATGGGCAGGCCGTCCATGGCTGTCCCACCTGAATTTGTTCGAGAGTCAATGGCCGCGCTTGCTGAAATGCCTCCGGTTACGGGTCTGCTAGGCATGCTTCCGGTTGCTCCAGAGCCAAAAATTGATGTTTCACCCCCTGACCCTGGCGAGCCAATTGTGCAAATGCGACCGGCCGAGATCCCTATCGTCGACGAGCTCCGCGAATACATGAAAACGGAACACAATTACCGAACTTTGGCGCCTGTTCATTGGTCTCAATGTGCCCCAAGGAACATGCAGTTTGAAGGGAATTACAAGAACATTTCCAAGGAGCACCCAGCTGACGCCGCATTCGCTCAGACTGTTCGGAAAACCGGGAAAATCGATTGGCATTTACCTGATTTGGAAATTATGTGTCCAACCGTCGGTTTGGTTCAGGTCATTGATGAATCATTGATGCATGGTACCCCCAGGGATTGCTACATTGGCAAAAGGGTAACGGCTGAATTTGCGCTTGTCAGGTCACTCACTTTCGGGCAAATGATTGCTGCGCCGGACCCCAAAGCTCAACCTAGTGCTTTGGAAAAGAAGACCAAGGATTTTGTGGCTCTTGCAATGAAGAAACCCGGTGCCCTAAAAATGCGCACTGTCCTGCTTGATGGTCCTGCTATGTGTGGTAAATCGTCGGCTGTGCGTTTGTGGCTCAAAAATAAATCTATTGCTGCTACCGTCGTCGTACCCTCGAACAAGCTCGCCAAAGATTGGCAAGACAATACGGCCGATTTACATCTGAAGCCGTTGGTCATCACAAGGCAAAGCTCGCGTTTCGAACCACAGTCCACTGTCATCATCTTCGATGAGATTTACAATTTCAATCTCTACGAAGTTGAGTTCCATTTGCGAATTGCAGCTGCAGCCGGTGTCTATCGTGCTCTATTCCTCGGTGATCGCTATCAAAGGGAAAAATCAGGACTTGCCACGAGCAACCATTTCTTTAAGACCACAATCAGGATGCACACCTCCCTGGGAATGCCAAGAGATGCTCACGCGTTGTTTACTTCGATGAATCGTTTGGACCCTGCTTGGTTTACCACCACGGGGTCTCTAGCTCCATCAGTCTATGCGGCACCCATCCCAATACCGAAGTTCGTCGACTTGGCTTTCACTACGCACAAGTACTTCCGTGCCAACACCGCCACTGTCGGTCAAGTGCAGGGTTTGCGCGCTGACACCATCGGACTGGATTTGGACGGATCAACGAAACAAGCCTCTTGGATTACCGAACAATTGAATCGTTACAGTGTCGCTGTCACCCGCCACAAACGCGCACTCTTTGTTCAGTGCAATGCCGCCACAGAAGAAGTCATCTTCCAGAACATGGCTACTGTGATTTGGCAGCCCGTCAATGGTTTCTCTCAAGTCGATGTACAAAGTCCGCTTAAGCACAATGTCATTGATGATCTGGTTGGGCATTTCAAGCTTGGCGGAAAGACTGCTCAACGTCTGAGCGCACTGCGAGCGGTTATGCAGGATCCTCTAGCAATCGACGGGCACGCTATAGTTTTGGCTCAACCTGAAATGGACGTCGCGGACCCTGTCGCGTCACCCGAGAAAATTGAGACGAAAGCTGTCGAGGCAATAGTGCATGAAAAGGTGCAGTTTGCTCTTCCCGACCCGAACACGATCGATTTGCACCTTGAGAACAATTCAAAGCCGTTCCGATTCCGAGATCCAGGTCCACCGATCCAACGAACTGACGTCCGCAATGACATTCCCGAGTCCAACAATTTGGCTGCTATACACTCGTCTCAGTCCGGGGCCGACAACCTAAAGAATTTAGTGGAAAGGCAAATTGCGCGCACCAAGTCGTCGCATGTCGGCACTGCTGATATTCAAGAAGGAATAGAGATCTACGAGCATTTCAAGCGTTGTTTCTACGACAAGGGAGCTGTGCTGCTGACGGCAGAAAAAGCTCTTACCTGGCTCACAACTCGCGAACTCAATGCTTTGCAAGCCGTCGTTAACGGAGAACCTTTCGGTGAAACATCTAAGTCCTTGACTGTCGACGCCGAGTTCAAGACTCAAACCAAAGCCAAAGCTCAGGAATCTTTCGCTGTCACTTTACCGTACGGACAATCAATCCTCGCAAATTCAAAGCAGTTCAATGCTTACTTTGCCGTCGCACAGCCACTTGCTTACTTGAATTGCCAACGCCTATTGCGTCCGGGGGTCATTTTGGATTACGGTCTCAGCGATGACGAGCTATCCGAGAAAATCAGAACTCTCGGACATCATGCACGGTTAAACGGTTTGGAACAAATTCAGGCCGACCTCTCCAAACAGGATTCCAGTCACACTGCAGCTACTCTGTAC